TAGTATTATCAAAAGGTGAGCATCGTGTAGGTAATGACTACTATCCTACCGTATTAGGCTCTGAAGGTGCGTTTAGTGTTATAGTGGGTGCGCCTAAGTCACGTAAGTCATTTTTTAAGTCTGGTTTAATATCAGCTTATTTTGGCGGAAGGGCTAACTATTACTTTGAAGATTTAAAAGGCCATCACGACGGAAGCAAGGTGTGTCTATCGTTTGATACAGAGCAGTCAGACTTTCATGCGCAACGTGTAAACCACCGCATTTTAAAAATGATTGGTGATAGACCTAAAAACTTTAAATCATTCGCGTTACAGTCCTACTCGCCTAAAGAACGCCTAGCAATAATAGACCACGCAATGTTAGAGAGTCCAGATAGCGATAAGTTAGGTTTAGTTGTTGTAGATGGTGTGGCTGATTTACTAGACAACGTAAACGACTTAGATAAGGCTAATGAGTTAATTACTAAAATACTTAAGTGGGTAAACTTTACACAGTCGCACATGGTCTTTGTAATACATAGAAACACATCACAGATGAACGCAAGGGCTACAGGTCATATTGGTAGTGCCCTAATGAAAAAAGCTGAAACGGTATTTTTACTAGAAGCAAAAGAAGGTGTGACTGAGGTTAATGCAGGTCATTGTAGAAACTATCCATTTGACAGATTTGCTTTTAAAATCTCAGATGGCTTACCTTTACAAACAGAAAACTTAGAAGAAATATTTTAATTATGGAATCAGTATTAAAAATGATTGTAGCGTATATGAAACTACAACAAGCTTATAACATAGAACGGTCACACCCTTTCTGCGCAGATAATAGAAAAGACATACAGCAAATATTATCAGCACCGTTAGACGAATCAATAAAGGAAATAATGCTACATTATGACGAAATTAAAATAACTAACGACATACAGAGTAAGATAGAAGACGTTGCAATGTGTCCAGAAGCATTTAGAGGGCTTGAGATGCACGAAATAAGACAAATGATACTAGGTATCCAAGACAAGCGTAAACAGGCCTTAGAAGCCCTTAAATTTACAAAATACAAAATAAGGTATTATAGAGCAAAAAATGATATTGTTATAGAGCATCCAGAATTAGTTACTTTTACCTCCTTTACAACAGACCAATTTAAAAACGAATTATTAAAATTATTATAATGAGCAAAAAAACATATTACGAAGAAAACAGAGAAAGAATATTAGCATACGCAAAAAAATATAGGGCAGAAAATGTAGAAAAGATTAAAGAGTACAGGAAAAAATACGCCAAAGATAGGGAGGATTATAAAACAGTAGAATTAAAAGCTATTGAGCGTCATAATGAAAACACAAAAAAAGCTAGTGAGATTTTAATGTACCTTGAAAAAAGTATTGGTTATAAATTTGTCAATAATAAAAAAGTCGGTGCGCGTTTAAGGAATAATGATTATCCCAGAAAAGTTTTTTCTAAATTAGTTAGAGATAACACCACATTAACTTATGAGCAAATAGGTGAGTATGTAAATATTAGTCATGCTGCTGTAATAAATAACTTAAATAAATTTCATTATATAGATAAGCATTTTGGCAACGTTTACAATGAGTGTATTATAGATTTAAATTTAGATAAAACTAAAATGATAAACTATAAGCCAGTTGAAATAAAAAAGGATGAAAACATAGAAGAAAAAGACATTAGGTTAAAATCTATTATTATACAGCTTAAAACTCTAACTGACGAAGAACTAAATGAGTTTGAACAATACCGTTTAAAACCTTTTTTAAATATTAGAAAAAAAATTGTATCTTAACCAAAAATTAAGAAATGAAGCTAAAAGTAAACCCTAAAAAAATAAAAACCATAAAAGACGTTAGAGATTTCATTGAGTGTTGCAATTTTCAATTTGAATATGATTCCAAGTTTGGGATGTTTAAAATGCATAAAGAGTTAATCGATAGGGGTATATTACAAGAGGTAAAAAAAACTGATGCTTAACCAACTAGTTAAAAGAGATGCTGAGTGGCGTAAATTAGCTTTACAAATCTGCGGGTGTCCTCACAACGCCGACGATTTAGTACAGGAAATGTATTTAAAGCTAAGTGAATATGATAAAGAGGTAAATACTGCCTACGTTTATTTTGCTATGAGGCATCTTTATTTAGCTAAGTTAAAGAAAAGTAAAAAAGAGATTCTGGTAGATGATTTTAGACACATCGCAAAGCTAGACGATAATTTTACAACACAAGACCGTTACGACCTACTAGAGATGGTTAGTGATTTACATTGGTTTGAGCGTGAGGTGTTGCTAATAACGCATGAAAAGAGCCTTAGACAAGCACAGGAAGAAACAGGAATACACTACACTAAGCTAAACTATCATAAGCACAAAGGGTTAAATAAATTAAAGAAAAAGTATGTCAAAAAAAAATAAGTCAAAAAAAATAAAACATTTGTTTATTGTAAATGAAGAGATGACAAAAGAAGCAATGGATAAAACGTTTGAAGAGTTGGAGAGTGCGTTAGGCAAAGACACTACTATATTAATATCTGGGGATGTAAAATATTACAAACTATAAAACATGGAACAACCAAAAGACAAAAGGACTAAAGCCTATAAAGAATGGGTTAAGGCTCAAAAGGAAGCAGAGAGTGTAGGGCTAGGTGATGTAGTAGAAAAGGTTACAAAAGCTACAGGTGTAAAAAAGGCTGTTGATACTGTATTCGATGCAATGGGTAAAGATTGCGGTTGTGCTGACCGTAAGAAGAAACTAAATAAGATTAGGTTACCTTGGGGTGTGGTTAACTGTTTTACAGAAGACCAATATAACTGGTGGACTAAGTTTAGAGAAGAAAACCCTGCGCAGATTACACATTTACAGCGTGAAGAAATACGGCGAATTACCATTACTTTATTTGCTAGAGATATTGGTAAGCCTAAGTGCTGTATGGAGCAACACATAAATAGAATTAACAAAGTTTACGAGAAATACCAATAACATGACAGCATCAAACACATTCATAAGATTAGTACTCAAGCAGGAGTGCGGTAAAAATAAGTCGTGGGATTTTAACCCCTCATTAAAGCCTGCATACTTAGAGAAACTTGTAAATGATATACTCGACAACATACCTCATGTTGATTGGTATATGTTAGAACCATTAAAACAATAGAGATGAGTAATCAAGTTAGAATTTGTGATTGTTCTTTAAACATAGGGCAGTGTAATTGTGAAATAGATATAAACAAAAATTAAGTTTTATTATTATTTAGATATGGACATAGGAATATATTTTATAGCAGGACTTGTGGTAGGAATCGCAATGGGTATGATAATTGGTAAGCTTAGATGGGGTAAAAGACCCTAATTGAATAAACATTAAACAAATATAATTTAATATGCCTTTCGAAAAAGGACATAATTTAGCTAAGGGTAGGCCAAAGGGAAGTTCTAACAAATCTACATCAAAAGTTAGGGAGTCCTTTACTAAACTATTAGAGGATAATTTAGAGCAATTAAAAGAAGATTTTTCTGAGTTAGAGCCAAAAGATAGAATTAGATTATTTATGGAGTTGTCTAAATATGTTATACCTCAATTAAAATCTACTGAGATAACAGGAGACCCAGAAAAACCTGTAAATATTTTACCGATTGAGTGGGTCGATTAAAATAGATTCTGCATACAATAGTTTATTTACATCAACTAAAAGATATTTCTTTTTAACGGGTGGTAGAGCTTCCTTAAAATCTACTACAATACACGATTACGCTAGTCGATTAACTTATGAATCAGGGCATGGTATTTTAGTTACTAGGTACACAATGGCTAGTGCTGAAAAATCTATCATTCCAGAATTTGAAGCTGCTATAGACAGGAATGGCAGTAGGCCTGACTTTCATAAATCAGGTTCAAGATACACAAATAAAAAAACAGGTTCATTTATATTATTTAGTGGTATTAAAACATCATCTGGTGACCAAACCGCTAATTTAAAATCTATGGCAGGCGTTACCACTTGGATAATTGATGAAGGTGAGGATTTTCGCGATGAGTCAACTTTTGATGATATTGATGATTCAATTAGAACCTCAGGTGCTAGAAATAGAGTTATATGGATTCAAAACCCATCTACAAAAGAGCATTTCATTTATAAGCGTTGGATAGAAAAAACACCTGCATATATAAATTTAGAAGGTCATCAAGTTGTAGTGTCTGGTCATCCAAAAGTGGAATCAATACACACTACATATCACATAGCAGAAAAATTAGGATATCTTAATGAAAGTTTTTTAGATAAAGTAAACAATACTAAAAAAAACAATCCTAAACGATATTTTCATAAATATTTGGGTGGGTGGCTAGAGAAAGCAGAGGGTGTAGTGTTTGAGAATTGGGAGTATGGTAAATTTAACCCTAACAACCTTCAAGCATCATACGGTCAGGATTACGGTTTTAGTATAGACCCTAGTACGCTAATAGAGGTAGCAATAGACAAGAAAAGAAAAAAGATATACGTTAAAGAGTGTATGTATCAAACACGTCTTACAACGTCTCAAATTGCCACAATAAATCTACATCATGCAGGGCGTAATTTAATTATTGGTGATAGTGCAGAGCCAAGACTAATAGATGAGTTGAAAAGCAAAGGGTGTAATATAAAGCCAACTGAAAAAGGGCAGGGTTCTATTAGTGCAGGTATCGCTGTTATGCAAGACTACCAAATTATAGTAGAAGAGAATAGCACCAACATAGCCAAAGAGCTAAACAACTACGTGTATGCGGATAAGGGTTCTAAGCTATTTGTAGATGACTTTAACCATGCTATTGATGCTATACGATACAATGTATTTTATCATTTAGGAAAACCCAACAGGGGTATTTACGATATTCGTTAAACAAAAAACCCGTTTTTTTATTATTTAAGTATGAAGGTTAAAATTACCATACCTGAGAGGCTAGAAGATATTAAATTAAGCCAATACCAAAAGTTTTTAAGAACTACAAAAAGTTCCCAAGATGAGAACTTTATAGTGCGTCAAATGGTTGGCATTTTCTGCAACATACCAGATGATGTAGTTGGCTCAATACGTGCTAATGATTACGAAGGTATAGTAGCGCAGATAACAAACGTTTTAGAACAAAAGCCCACATTCGTACCGCGATTTAAAAAGGATGGCATAGAGTACGGTTTTATGCCTAAATTGGATGATATGACTGTAGATGAAAAGGCAGACTTAGACACATACTACAAAGATGTGCAAGGATTGCATAAAGCTATGGCGGTATTGTACAGGCCTATTGAACACAAATT